ACCGGCCCAAGAGCGCCCGAGAACGAGAGGGGGAGGACAGCAACCGTGGCCGCCCCCGTCGCGGCGACAGCGCCGATCTCACCCGTGGCCGGCACGCCCGCGATGGCAACGGTCGCGGCTTCGTCTGTCCGGATACGGAGTCGCCCGACCACGCCGTGCGCCGCGACCCCGCGCACCTCGACCCAGCCCGCTTCGCGCCATGGACCTGGAGGCACCCGCGGCCACAAACGCCCGCCACCAGCCACGCCGGGGACGACTGGAAGTCCTGTGCCGGTAGCCGTCGCCGCGGGGACGTACCAAGTCGCCCCTCCTGCCTGGGCTGCAACGATCACCCCGCCAGCAGAGGTACCCCCGCCAGGAACCGACCAGACAGCCGTGGCCGCCAGCGCCGGGGTGACAAGACCTCCGAGCGCCGTCGCCGCGGGGACCATCCAGACGGCTGCCACGGGCGTCGTCCCGGTTATTACCGGTCCCACCGTACCAGGGGCTGCAAACGTGCCCCACGTCTCCACGGCCGGCGCTGCGCCAGTCGTCAGAAATCCGGCGGTTGTTGCGGCGCTCGTGACTCCCCACAGGACGTTGGCCGCGACCGCGGGAACCACCGTGCCTGTCGTGACGGTTGCGGTGGGGGTGCCCCAACTGACGGGGGCCGCCAGAGCTGGAACCGTCACGCCACCGATCGCCGTTGACGCAGCAGGGACGCCCCAGGGTGCGGCCGTCGAGGTCGCGCCAACGATCGCGGATCCTGCTGTTGCCGAGGCGGGACAAACCGTCCAGACCGCAAGGGCGGACGCTGCTGGAGTCGCCACCCCAGCGGTCACGAGGGCGAGAGGAACGGTCCAACTCGCACCCGCCGCCGTACCTGCGACGACAACACCGCCCGCACTGGTAGACGCCGGAAGTCCAGACCAGACAGCCGAGGCTGCGAGGGCTGGCGTAACCAGACCAGTCCTCGTCGAAGCGGGCGTGACCGTCCACGCCGCAGCCGCGACCGTTGCTCCAGTCGATACGGGTCCTGGCAGGTTGGTAGCTGCCGAAACCGTCCACAGGACCGACGAGGCCGTCCCGGACGTAATGGTTTGCCCAAGAGCCCCTGCAGTCGGAACCGTCCACAGAACCGAGGTCGGACCAGCAGACACGACGAGGCCACCGAGACTGGTCGTGGCAACAGAAGTTGTCCAGACCGTGTTGGCACCCGTGGCGGGCGCGCTGATACTCCCGACACCACTGCTGGCAGTCGGAACTGTCCAGACCGCGCTGCTCGGCGTGCCAACGCTCGTCATCGCGCCAAGGCTTACGGAGGCTGCCGGAACCCCCCACGTGACCACGGTTGCGGTCGCGGGAACCGTCAGGCCCGTTGTCGCCCCGGCTGCAGCCAGAGTCCAGAGGGCGCTGCTTGCCGAGGCCGGGGTGCTGACAGGACCGACTGAGGCTGTCGCCGACGTCACGGTCCAGAGGACGCTACTGGCACTGGCGGGGGTCGAGAGGACGGACGCACTGACCGCTGAAGGGACGGTCCAGAGGATCTTCGCCGCTGTCGCCGGTCGGGTCAGGGTGCCGGGTGTGGCCGTGACGCTGGAAATGCCCCATGTGGCAGAGGCGGAACTGGCCGGGGTGCTCTGCGCGGCGACCGCCGCCGCACTCGGGACCGCCCAGACGGCGGATACGGCTGAGGCTGGCGGACTCAGTGCGCCCGGTGCTGCGTTCGTACTCGGGACCATCCACGTCGCCGAACTCGGACTCGCCGGAACCGTGACCCCGGTGATACTGGCGGACGCCGAGGCGACCGTCCACGTCGCTGAGACCGCCGTGGCAATCCGAGTGACGCCGCCAACTGTCCGGCTAGCCGCCGGGATCGTCCACGTCGCGACAGAAGCCGTACTGGTACGGGCAACCCCGCCAACCGTCGTGGTCGCGCTCGGCGCCACGAACAGGACCGCGACTGCCGTCGCCGCAATAGTCTTGGCGACCGGTCCTCCAGGCAGGGTCCGCGAGATGAGGTGCCAGAACACCTCAAAGAACGGGCGACGGTAGACCCATCGATTCACTAGCCGCCGATCTCCTCAAAGACGATGTACCCAGCGACCGTCAGACTAATGGACGGAGCCGTGTCAAGTTTGACGCACAATCCCGCGCTCGGACTGAGGACCGGCCGTGTTTCCGGCGTCCAGAGCCACCGCCATCCATTGAGCATGTTCTGCGCTTGACGAAACAACATCGTCGTCTCAGTCGCAAGCGTTTCGGCTGTCAGGATGTGCGTGCGCACAACGCCACCGAAAGCCGCATCGCCGCTGTGCAGGGGCGCGGGGGTATTTGACGTCCCCTTTGCGGCTTGGTTCGTGGCCGTCCGAAAGATGTTCACCGGGAGCTGCTCGCTGATCTCGCTGACCTCCTGCGAGATGAAGACTTCATGCAGGATCACGACCGCGTCTGCGGGCGCCTGCAGAAAGAACAATTCATCGACGGCGGCCACCGCCTGTGCGTCCATGACCGCCGTATAGACTCGACCCATGATCCCGCTCCTTTACATCCGCACCGTGACGTGTGGGACTTTCTGGTCAAACATGATCTCGCTCGATTTGGTATAGGTGAGCGTGAGCGTGGCTCCATTTCCAGGCCCGCCCGCGCGGTTGGTCGTACTCCGATGGCCCGCGCCACCGCCCCCGCCGCCCGCCGCGCCTGAAGGCGCGGTTCCCCCAACGGCGTGGTTCGCCCCGCCCGCACCCCCATCGCCGCCGGCTGTCCCGGTACCACCACTTTGCCCGGTCGCAGTCGTGCCTGCCGCCGACCCGCCTGACCCTTCTCCGCCGCCGCCGCCGACCCCGTTGATCGCGCCGCCACCGAACCCGCCGCCGCCGACCCACCGCACGTCTCCCACGCTCGCCGCGGTCGTCCCGCCCGCCCCGCCCGTCCCCTGGGCACCGTTCGTCCCGGCGTCGCCACCCGTCCCGCCCGCGGCTACGCATCCATTCGCGTCGTTCGACAGAAACCACGTCACGCCGCCATCATTCCCCTTGCCGTTCGTGACCCCCGTCCCGCCGGTCCCCAGCACATAGTCATAGACGGTGCCAGGGACGACGGCGAACGTCCGCGCCGCGGAGGCGCCGCCTCCGCCGCCGCCACCCGCCCCACGTGCGTCGGTCGTATAGTTCCCGCCACCGGCCCCCCCCGCGCCTAAGCAGTTCGCAAGGACGACAGTCACGTTCAACGGACAGGTCCACGTCGTGCCGGTTGTCAACGTCTCGGTGACAGCCCCGTCGCTCTGCGTCGTCCACGTTTGATCACTCCCATACGCGGTCCCGATCCCGTTGACCGCATAGGCGCGCGCGTGATAGGCCGTGTTTTTCTGGAGTCCGGAGATCGCCACGGTGAACGCCCCCGTCGTGCCCGCCGCCATCGCGCGGTCATTCGCGGTTGTGGGGTTCGCTCCGGTTCCCCAGCAGACGCCGCGTTCGGTCACGGCGTCGCCGCCGTCGCTCGTCACGTTGCCATTCCCAGTTGCCCGAGTCTGCCCTTGGAGCGTCGGGGCCTGCGTCGTGACGGTCGGGGCATCTGGTCCGAGTGAGAGAAAAAAGGCTACATGGAGTGCCGCAAAGCTCGTTGTACCGACACCCCCGTCTGGACCAGAGGTACCAGTGGCCCCCTTGCTCGTCTGAATCACGTCCGCAATCGTCGTGCCGCCATGTGTCACGCGGAGGTTCGCGCAGGCCCCCGCCACGCTAGTCGGATCGCTTCCGTCAATGTTCCCGTAGGCGAATATGACGAGGTCGTTATCAACAGTGGGAGAAACGGAGGGCGCGGTTTGCAATGACTCCGATACGGAATCGGCCTGGTTGACTCCAGAAACATCCACGCGGCCGGCGCCCGATCCCGTTGCGCCCGTGTACGCGGCACACACCGCTGATCGCCAATTACTCGTATGCGGCACCCAGGCCCAACTAGCCCCTTCGGAGGAGGCGATCTTCCAGAATGTCCAGACCGTGAAGCCTCCGGGGTTGGCTTCAGACGGACCCACCTGCCAGTTGGCAGGAACGGTATCAAAGCTATTGGTGTCGTCCTCCAGATAGAAGACAACCACCAACAGGTCGCCGTCTTGAACGCCAGAGGGTTTCGTGATGGTCAACGACCCACCGCTGGCGTTGCCTGCCGTCGACGTGCCGTTTGGCGTTCGGAAGACGTAGCCCATCAGGTCCCCACCCAGGAGCGCATCAGGTCGGTTCCGCCGAATACACAATAGTTGACGAGATGCTCATTCCGGTTCCCGTCGGGAGCGCAAACGAGCCGCCTATTGCTGCGTGTAGAACCACCCGTTCGCCGGCATCGTCACCGTGATGTCGCCCGTATTGGGCGTCACCTCCGTGATCTCGACGCAGACCAAGGGAACGCTATCCGCATCGTTCGTGACAAAGCGGAAAAACACCATCCGGTTGCACGCCCCGATCGCGGCCACGGTTGGAAACAGGACGTTGTCTGCGACGTACTCGACGCGGTCGCGGGCGTCACTCTTGGTGGGCGCCACGACGCCCGTCACGACGGCCGTCGCGGTGGCGTCAACGCTGCCGATCCCCGTCATCACATCCGCATCCTTGTCAGGCGCGCCTGAAGCCGTCAGGATAAGACGGGCACGGATGTCCGACGGCGGCGACCCAACGCCCCAGTCGGTCGACAGCCGCAAAAACTGCTCCGCCCCAATGTTGAAGACAAAACCTGCCATGGTGGGCTCCTCGGTTAACGAATACGAATCAAGGCCGTGGCCGCCTTTGCCGCAGGCAGGGCCACCAGAAAGGGTCCGCTCGTGCTTCGAATCACTCCGCCGAAGTCCAGAACCGCGAGCGTGCGGTTGGCGCGCGTACTGTTGTAGATTAATGCCCCGGCGGCGGCGATCGTGGCATTGGTCCAGCGTGGATCGGTCGTCCACGAGAGCAGTCCGGTCGTCCCCTCGAGAGACGCAGAGAACCCCACAAGGACCTGCCCGCCTGCGAGGTAGTCCCCGGTCTCCGGGATCTCGTTCGCGGGACTGTAGACACTCACCGTGTCATCGAGGCGCGCGGCGGCGGTATAAAGCGCGATCTTGTACACGTCCGTCGCGCGGTGCGGCTCCATCGCGAGCAATTCCCGCTTGAACGAACTGCAGAACGCTTGCGTGATCGGCATGTCAGTTGCCCTCGATGGGTTCCTCGACGACCCGCTCGATCTTCCCCTGGCGGTCGCGAATGACCCGCTTGTGCATTTTCGGCGCAGGCGGGAGGGAGCCGAGCAGTTCGCGCCGGATTAACGTCGACGCTTCCGCCAGGATCTCGGCGTCGGTCACCTCGTCGCCGTGATAGGTTTCCAGGGCAATCAGGCGTGGAAGCCAATCAGCTGGGAGTCCCGCATCAGACCCCGGCAGGCCCCTCTCGCCAGGGGCGCCCTCCCTCCCGTCATGGCCATCCTTGCCATTGAGGCCAGGGGCGCCCTCCCTCCCTGGCGGGCCCGGAATGGCCGCGACACTCTCGAGCCCCACGAGCTGCGCGCGGAGGCTGATCAGTTCTCTTTGGTACTCCGCGCGACACTCCCCCAGGGTCGCCCGAGATTCGGCGCGGGCGTCTGCCAGCCGGGCTTCGGTTCGATCCGAGACGCCCTTGATGAGGCGCACGACCGCGGTGACGATCGGATGTCCGTCACGCATACAACAGGCCTTCCTCGTCCGCGGTGGTCAAAATCTCAGCGGCGATCTCCTCGTCCATTGCCTCGCGAGATGGCTCGGGTCCTGGTGGGGAGTCGCGGAGGCGGCTCGCCATCGTCCTGACCAAGTCGAGGGTCCCGTCGACGAGCGAGACCAGCGCGCGCGCCTGCGTGTCATCGGGTTCGGGAGGCGGCGGCGTCACCGGAGGCGTGGGCGTCGGCGGAACCGGCTCCGCCTGGTCGCGCTTGTTCAGCGCCTCGAGGCTGTAATACTGCTGTTGGAGATAGGGCGTGTTGCCCCCAGGGACTGGCGGCAGATTGAACTTTGAGCGGCCCTCGTTCGGCGAGTAGATGCCCCCGCCGACGCCCTCCTTGACGGTCGTCATCTTCGTCGCCGAGTCCATCCGGAGCAGGTCGTCGACTTCGAACTCCGTCCCGTAGTTCTTCGGCAGCTCGAGACCTTCGTCGAGGAGGAGCTCAATCGACTCGATCAACGTCTGGAGACACTGCGAGTAGTATTGCTGGTTGAGCGCCTCCACGTTGTTATAGGTCGGAGCCGGTCCGATGCCCACCATGTAGGGCGGCACATGATAGGCGGTGCAGACGTTCTCCGCGGTCCACTTCAACTGCTCGATGAGCTGGGCATCCGTCGCCTTCACGCTCATCGCCTCATATTTCAGCCCGTCGCCGAGGACCGCCACCTTGCCGACGTTCTCGCCGGTGAAGTTGTCCTGCCAGTACGCCTTCAACCGGTCGGCGGTTTCCTGCGCAATCGTCCCGGGCGCCGTCAGCACGCCGCCGGGGTTCGAGCCGCCCGCGAAGAACTTCTGGGACTTGTCCTGGATCTGCAGGCCGGCGAGCGCGGCGGTGCCGCACGCGGTGATCGGTGAGACGCCCACGAGCGGGTGATACAGCGCGACCATCAGGTCGTGGATGATCTCGCGCGCCGGAATTGCCGCCACATCATCGACGAGGCCGGAGAGGGCATCCCGCTTGAGCTCGTAGAAGACGGACCCATCCGGCGCCACCAGCGGGCGCACGCTAAAGGGGTCGAGGGGATAGAGCGCGACGACGACGCCGCGGTTGTCCCGTTCCTTCAGGATATAGGTGTTGCCCGCGATGAGCTTCGAACTGATCCAGCTCTCAATGAATTTGATCCGCGTCTGGTAGTGGTTCGGCTTACGGAGCACCGGCGAGAAGGACGGGCTCTCTTTCTCCACCCAGATCCCGTCGGTGCCCTTCTCCACCAGGCGGAGCCCCATCTTCCCGATGTCGGAGGCGATGAGACTATGGCAGGCGTAAACGGCGGAGTAGGCGAGGACCGTCTCCGCGGTGACGGTCGTGTTCGTCTGCCAGGCGCCGGCGACGGACTCGCGAATGATGGGCCACCACCCGCGATCGGCGGTGACGCTCTGGAGCGGGCCCGCCGCCTTGGTGCGCGTGATGCTCAAGCCGAAGATCCGCATTACTCCTCTGCCTCGAGGTCGCGCCGGGCGTAGGTGCGACGCCGCCGCGTCGGCGTCTCGGGTTCCGTGAGCGGCTCCCCGACGACGGCGTCGGGCGGGCACCAGCGTACACGCGGCATCGTTGCGTCCTCGGCGATCGCGGAGCTCATCGGGGGCGACGGAGCGGAAGCGGATGTCGTGGGAAGGGACGGACGGAGACCGCGCGGGGCGAACATGACCTCATTGCGATAGCGGAGGACGGCGGCATCGATGGCGTCAGCCTCGAAGACCTCTCCGGCCGCTACGGCATACGACCGATGTGGGCCGTGGTACGCCACATTGCCCCGCGCGACAAGCACAATCGTTCGCATCGGGTTCTCACGCGGAGAACGCCGGCGCCCAGGTCCCTGCACCCAGGCGCCGGCCAATTAGACCTTGGTCAGGATCTAGGGCGAGCCCTGACCCCACGCGACATGGTCGAGCCAGGCCACCGCCGCATCCCGCCGGCGCGCCCAGTTGATGTACCGCTCGGCGCGCAGCGCGATCTGATTGGTCTGGAACATCGAGATCATCCCCTGGCCGGAGGTGTCGGCGGGCGATCCGCCCGGCGTGTCCTCCATCTCGAGCGAGGCCTCTCGGCTCACGTCGACGGTCACCTGGCCATCGTCGGACAGGAAGATGTCGCCGGCGTTGACCAGGATGACGAGGTACGAGGCCGGGCTGCCGAAGCCCGCATACTGTGAGGTGATGACCGGCAGCCCCATGAGCGTCCCGCCCTTCATCGTCAGGGTCGGGAACTCCGGCTGGCCGAGCGCGTTGACCATCAGGCTCAACGCGAGGGCGGTCATTTCGGACATGATGAACACGCCGGTCGTCGGCGTGACGTTGGCGGCGATGAACGCCGCGAACAACTGCCCGAGGTCCGCCCGGACCGCTGCGGCATCCGTCCCGCTCGTCACCAGGTGCGCGATCCCGTTGGTGATCGAGGCCGGGCTGACGTTCGCGTCGGCCGCCTTGGTCGGGTCGATGAAGTCGATGTCAAGGCGCTCGATCAGCGCCGCCGCCAGGCCGTCGCGGATCAGGGCCTCCGCCGAGGGGTTCGAGAACCGCGCGAGCTCGTCGGAGAACACCGCGATGTTCGCGACCTTCGCGAAGCTCAGCGACGCCGCGGTGAAGTTGAACTTCGTCAGGCCCTTCGGGTTGGCCTGGCCCACCCAGTACCCGGCCCCGCCGGTCGTCTGCCCGACGATCCGCACGTTGAACGGGATCCGCCGCAACGACGGGATGTTCCCCGTGCCGAACTTCCCGATGATCGTCTGCGGCCGCAGGAACTCGACGAACTCGCTCACGAGCGTGTTCGGGTACACCAGCGGGCCGGCCCAGCCGGGACCGCCCGTGCCGCCGTCTACCGTCGTGGCGCCCGGGACTGCCGCCTTGAGTAGCAGTTGAATCCGCGGGTTGTCCGGGTAGCGGACCTTCGCGACGTCGAGCGCGCTGACGTCGTTCCCGTTGGCCCGGCCGATGACCGCGGCCATCTTGCAGATCAGGTACCGGGTGAACTCGGTCCCCGGCGGGAGGAGGGACTTGACCTCCACGGCGCCAGCCGGCTGGGCCTCCCGGCTGGCTCCGGCCGCCTTCGGGGTCACGCCCACAACGGGGGCCGCCAACTGCGCCACGGCGCGCTCGCTGGCCTGGAGCTCCTCGCAGACATCGGTCAACTCGTTGACCTCCGCCCGCAGACTCTTGGCCTTCAGGACATCGTCGTCGCCGAGGACGCCGGTCTCGCGCTGCTGGTTGATCGCCAGCAGGTCGTCGTTCTTTTTCTTGAGCTCGGCCCGCTTCTGGGTGAGCTCGTCAGAGGGGTTCTTCATGCGATCACTCTTCGCAATGTCCGCAGCGCCGGACCGGTTCAACGAAACGCGCCGCGCCGTGCCCGACGGGGCTGGCGATAGCACGTCGAACGCTTTGATCGTGTGAATGGTGGCCTGCACGTTCGCCGGGACGGTCACCAGGGACAACTCGACGACTTCGGTCTCGCGGTAGTGGAAGCCGCCCGAGTCCTTCATGAAATCGACGGCGTCGTTCAGGCTGCGAAAACCGATCGACACGCCGCGGAGCAGCCGCGCCTTGACCGATTGCCACGCTTCGTCGACGCGATCCTTCAGGCGACCGGGCTCGGCGATCGCCGGCAGGATCGCCGTGAAGTCGATGCCGTTCTTTGTGGGCTTCTCAAACGTGACGGTCCCGACCGGCTGGGTCGTGTCGTGGTATAGGAGGAGGGGCAACGGATTCGCGAAGCGGACACCCAGCGGTTCGATGATGTCGCCGAGCCGGTCGGGCGTGGGGGTCGTGGCCGTCCCCGTGATGGTGCGCTGCGTGTCGTTGACCGCTTTGACGTGCACCAATGAATAGGCGCGGACCAACTCGGGCATACAGCGACCTCCGCGCGAAGCGTAACGGACGCGCGGACGGTCGCCGTTTTTACATTAGGAATAATCGAGGGTGAGATCAGGGACGCAGTTCGAGCCACGAAATGGCGATGGCTTTCAGTCCCTGGGAGACGGTCAGTCCACGCGGCCGGAACGTCTGATCGAACAGATCATACTCGGGACCGCGGAGCCAGATCATCACCGGCGTCCCAGGCGTCGCCGCGGGCGGACGGCCGCGACGGGAGACCACAGGGCGCCCGGGATCCGGGGGCAGCGTCAGGCGAAGTGGTTGGCTCATCGTGCCCTCCCGAGAATCAGCATCTGGTAGCTCTTCGGCGGGTCCGGCACCACCGCGGCCCGACTCAACGCGGTGAGCAGTGCGACGATGCCGTCGATCTTGTTGTGCGAATCCTTCCCGCCCGCCTTGCGCGGGTAGATTTCGTCCTTATAGTTCCGAGACACCACCACGTTGCTCGCCATCCACGTCAACACCGGATCCCCGGAGTGGACGAACTGCTTGCGGGACACGAGCTGCTCGAGACGCTCCATCGCCGGGTTCATCGTGATCACGTCCTGCTTCACCGTGACAACCGGCGGATGCGCCCCCAGTTTGGCCATCAAGCGCTGCTGCATCTGTTCCGCCAGCGCACGGTCGAAGTCGATCTCTTGGACGTTGAGCCGCGCGCACCAGTCGAGGATCGCGTCTTCGATGCGCTGGTAGTCGGCCACGTTGCCGTCCGTCGTGAGGAGTTGGCCCTCGCGCACCCAGCCGGGATACTGCGCGATCGGTGCCGCCTGGGCGGCCGACTCCGGCAGAAAGAACTGTCCAACCGCCGCGAACCGCCCATCCTCGAGGCGGAAGAGCGCCACGAGCGCCGCGATGTCGCGCGTCTCGGCCAGGTCAACCCCGATCCAGCACGGCACCTTGTCGGCGGCGAGCCGATCAAGCGACAACATCGGGTCCGCGCACGCGCGCCATTCGTCCATGTCGAGCCAGGCCGACTCACCCTGGACCCAGACGTTCAGGTGCTTCGTCCGGAAGTTGTTGACCGACGCCGGCGAGTGCCGCGCCTGGGTCGCCTTGCGCGCCAGGTCCGCGGGATTCACGGAGACCCCGTAGTTCGGGTTGGCCTTCCGCCACGTGGCCTCGCTGTCCCAGAGGTCGCCCTCGTCGGTCGTGTATTCGATCCCGAAGGTCGTCTCGTCAGTGAGCGCGCCCTCAAGCACCTTCCGCAAGTAGCCCACGAGCTCGTAGCAGATGCCCCCGATGTTCACGCCCGCCGTGCTGATCGCGAAGAGCAGCGGTTGTGCCCGCGCGCCGGTGGCCGTGTTCAGGACGTCCCAGACCGCGCGCGTCTTATGCGCGTGGAGCTCGTCGACGATGGCGAGGGAGATGTTGAGGCCGTCGAGCGTGTTCGCGTCGGCCGACAGCGGCGCAAACTTGCTGGCCGTCGCCGGGACCTCGAGGGTCCGGCTCGTCTTCGCGCCCAGGCGCACCCCGAAGTATTCGCGGCAGAGCGGCGACCGGGCAACCATCTCCCAGAGGATGTCGGCGACCACCTTGGCTTGATCGCGCGTGGTCGCGGCACTGTAACATTCGGCGCCGCCTTCCCCATCGGCCGTCAGCATGTAGAGAGCGATCGCCGCCCCCATCGTGCTCTTCGCGTTCTTGCGCGGCACCAGGATCAGCGCCTGGCGGAACCGCCGGAGCTGATTGTCGCGCCGCTTCCAGCCGAAGAGCGTCGTCAGGACCCAGCACTGCCACGGCTCGAGCTGGATGGTCGCCCAGCGCAGCCGGCCCTCGTCGTCGCGCCCGACGACCTTCGCCTTCGGGCCTTTGATGTGCGGAAGCTGCTCCGCGGCGAGACAAATCTTCTGCGCCGCCACCTCGTCGAACTCATAGGGGAAGGTCGGATCGCCCGCGTCCGCCCGATCGCGGTCTCGACGATTCCGCTCGCACGCCAGGCGCACCCACTTGCAAACGGGCACCGACCCATCAAGCACCGCGGCCTGATACTCCCGCGCGAGGTGCACAAACCGGTTGCTACTCATTGGGCGACCTGGGCCCACGGGTTCGCCGCCGTTTGACGGGCCCGGCCCGCGTTATCCGCCGGCTTGCCCATGCCCGTCAGTTTGAAGCGGGCCAGCGTCGAGTCAACGCGCTGGGCGAGTTTCACGTAGGCGCCCAGGTGCCCGGCCGCCTTCGGCGAGCCAGCGCCAAGCGCCTGGATGCGACGGGCGACCTTCTGCTTCAAGTCGAACTGCTCGCAGAGTTCGCGAAAGCCGGCGATAGTTGCGGGCACCAGCGTCCGTTGCTCCATCGCGCAGGGCGCCCACCGCCGCCAGAAGTCCTGCTGCGCCGGCGTGAGGTCGGTTGGCGGCGTGAGCAGCTCCGGTTCGTCCGCCGCAGATGCCAACGCGATCCCCGGGGGCCCGACATCCTCACGCCGGGCGCCGTCCATCCCCAGGACCACCGCCCGCCGCGCGCCCGGTTTCCGCCCCGCGCCGACTCGTCGCCCCCCGCGTCCCATACTTTGATTTCTCCCTAATCAAACCCGCAATTCTTTGAAAACCTTTGATTTGCACATTCTCTGCGTTCGAC